AGTAACTGACTCAAAGAGTTACTTGGATTCAATGCCCCTTGCAAATTCCTTGCGGAAAATGCGTCAACACCCCCGCCCGCATATACATTTGGCGCATTAATACCACCCGGGTTGTTTATATTGCCAATGCCGTAAAAATCACTATCGAACTCACCATTGCCGGTTCGGTGCGCTGCATCATAGATTCCGGGAAGCCATCCGGATCGCTGGCCGATATTTTCCCGATATGCGTCGCCAGCCCCTTGCATTGCATCGTTCCATCCGCCGGAATTGTAAAGCCGCCCAGATTCAGGTAAATATCCCTTAACGCCTGATTCTTCGTCGCCAATGATATATTCGTCCGCCTTGTCCCATGGCGTTAGATAACTTTTTGTCTTTTGCTTGCCGTTAAGAATGCCGCTAAGAAATCCCATGATCTAACCTCGCTTTTTTATTCATTACCCTAAAAACACCCAAGCCGAACCGTTATACCGGTAAAACCCAATGCCGCTTCCTGGGTTCCAGTTTGTGCCGTCAGCATACCTAAAATCACCATCACGCGGTTTTGATGGGGCGGCATGAATCTTGTCCAAATGCCCATCGGCCAGCCGATTGACCGCAGATTGAATCTTCTCAAATTCATTTTGCAAATAAAGCGGAATGTCTTTTTGGTCAATAGGCACCGGGCCGGGCGCATAGAACGCGCTGCTGTTATTTGCTGGTTTCATTTACCACGCCCCCACCTCTTCAATGTCCAAGTCATACGAATCCAGTCGCCATTGATAAGCAGTTCCAGTCTCGAGCCTGACCGATATATATCGACCAGCCACCAGGCAATTATTCGCAACCGTCGATCCTATTGTGTGCGTCATGCTTGTATAGGTTGGAGTTTCCCAAGGATCTGACTGACTGCCTATTTTAATAATTACCGTTTCGCCAGTATTTCCTACGATTCTCGGGCGAATGCCTTTCACAAGCTTTATCTTTTCCGGCGCGCCAAATGAAAGCCCGCGCCGCTCAAGATATGCCGCTGGCAATACGCCGTCGAAGCTTGAGCTTGAGTCCATCATATACAGCTTGGTTCCATTGCCGGCCATCAAAACACGCGCCGTTGACGGCACAAAGTCGGGGCCGTTCCACATGGTTAAATCCGATAGCCATGGGGCGGAATCTTGCGACCAATTCCCGGTCAATCCGTTCTCGATTGGCCCAAAAGCAGCATGATTGATATTCGGCAATTCCCTGATGCTTATCGTATTGTCTTTGTAGTTCCAAACAATAGCCATATCTGGAACCGAAGATCCGATCTGTGCGAAGGCAATGAATACTTCGTTGAAAAATGGATTTTTGAACACAAACGATTTGCTAACCGCGTCCACGTCCATGTGCTGAAACAGCCAACGGCGCGTCATTTTGTCCAAGATAGACCGCGCCGTCATGCCATCGTGAACGATAATATCCGAGCCGGTCAGAACCACATGAAAGCCGTCAACCTCAACCACGCAATTGCGATTGAGCGCGCCAGATGTTCCAAGCACCTTTGAAAACCTAAAAACGTAAGGCCCGCCGGTGAAATCCATGCGCCAACATGAATTCTCTTTGTATATCATAAACGTGCCGCCAAGCTGCAGGCCATCAATAATATGGTCGTACCCCTCGGCAAGATCAGCTTCGCCCGCGTCCTTGGTTGTGTCGGTATGATCCCAACTAGCAGGAACCGCGCCAGGATCAGCCGGATGCGACCACTTCACCATGTAAGGGTAATTGGTCGTGGTCTTTGTTACGTTCAACGCGACAAGGTGTTTGTTAAAAGCTCGCAATGACTTGCAATAAGTATTTGCTGGCCAGTTTGCAAGATCAACGAAATCATTGGCTGTGTTCAAGTCCCATGACATCGGAACTTTGGATACGTCGCCAACGTTCAGAATGGGGATTCCTGAAAGCAGCGTGCTTGTCCATTGATTAGCAACGCCGGTTCGTGGCGTCGCATGGGTAATATCGGTATGAACTGCCGCGCCGCCGGTAATCGTCACGCAATAGGTTTTGTCCGCCGTCGCATATATCCAATACCTGTTGCCGCCAACGTTACAAGGCAAAACATGCTGCGGCGCAAATGACGGCGAATTGTAAACCTCACCATGCCCATAAAACTGATAGGCGTAGCCATCCAAAAACCGGATGTTCTCGCAATCAGTCCACGCATTGATTGGTAATTCATGGTTAGACAGATCCTTGTTAACCCCGACAGATCCAGCGTTTGGTACTCGAATTAACGCCATCTGCTGTTTGCTGCCGCAATGTATTGATTTATGTCGCCTATCTGCCCGTATCTTTTTTCATCGAAACCGAAGTTATTCCCTATGCCTTGTCTTCCATGTCTTTGGCCAAGGAAATTTGGATTGAAATTGTTTCCAGCAAGGCTTAAAAGACCGCCGTTCAATTGATTCCTGACCATTCCAGGACTGGCTAAACCGCCGTATTGTTGAAAGAATCCGGCCTTATTTAAACTAGGATTCGTTTTATCCATTTTGTAGCCTTGATAAGCAAATTTTGCGGCGTTCGAAAATGATTTGTCACTCATGATCGGATTGGATGATGGCGCAGAAACCATACCCATGTCTTGCGCTCTGCCGTATAACCCACCAGGCATAACGGGCGCTTGATATTGCTGATAGAATTTTGCCATTTTCTTTATCCTCCAAATTTCGGTAATTCGGCTATTAATTCTTTAATGGCCGGGGCGTCCCTACTTCCCCCTTGCACGTCCTGTAAAACTTGATAGCAATAACCCCAAACTTGAGAGCGCCAGACAATAAACGATTTGCTTTCGGCTTGGAATTGATTAATTTCCGCAGCATAAGAGCATGCAGACAAGATGGAATCATAGCCTTTGGATTGAGCAACAAAATCAAGATGCGCTTGTACTGAATCTTCATATTGTTGCACTGTTGGCACTATTTGAGGGGCCGGATGAAAAGCCCCGTCGTAAGCGCCGCCAATCTGCGCGGAGCCATTATCTTCAATCCAATTGTCAGCCAACGGAAAATCAGATATGGCAACATTGACCACAATATTATTTTCTATAATCGCGTATCTCATATCCAAAATACCCTCACTAAGCCGTTGCCGCCGTTGCCGCCGTTGCCGCCGGTTCCTGATGCTGACGATCCGCCGCCACCTCCGCCGCCCGATGGGAAGCCCCCCATGTTGCCATTCCCTGCGGTTCCTGAAACTGATTGTGATCCACCAGCACCACCACCTGCGCCAGAGCAGCCGATACCAGAGCTGCTTTCACTTAAAGATAAAAATGTTCCATCTGCGCCAGCATTCCCGCTGTTATTCCCAAATGCACCGCCGCTTCCGCCCGTTGCTGAATACGCGCCGTTCACCGAATTCCCACCCGCTGAACCGGCTGCATTTCCATCTCTTTCCGCCGCTCCGCCGCCAGCGCCGGCGCCATTGGTCGTCGATCCTCCTGCGGCAGGTGCATTGGTTGTGTCAGCTCCAGCCGCACCAGCGCCACTAACAATTGACGTAAATATTGACGAAATGGTTGGCGCTGCCCCTGCGATTCCGCCAGTATCTCCGCTCGTCGCCCCGCCTCCTGGAACCGATATATAAGATCCGAAGGCCGTGGCTCCACCTGCCGGGCCATTCGATCTAGCCCCGGATGTTCCGGTAGGCCCTGTCCCGCCCGCGCCCACAACGACTTGTATGACGCTCGCCAATCTGGATGGAGCCAAACAAACAGCAAGCGCGCATGCGCCGCCGCCACCGCCAGCGCCCGGACTGGTAACTGCATTTCCAGCCCCGGAACCGCCAGCACTTCCGCCGCCATACGCTTCAACGACGATAAATTTCGCATCGGTTGGAACATTAAACAGGCCAGACGTTAAGAATACTTTTTGTGAGCCGCCAGCTTTGAGTATGGCTTCAGTGAAGCCGGGCATTAATCCGATATTCATATTACAGATCGCCGCCAATTGCTATTACATTGAATGACTCTGCGTTATGCGTCGACGCTCGCAGACTATATCCTGTTGGCAATGTTAACGGCAAAAACCCTATATCTTGTGCGTTATTACTCGACATTGCGGCGTAAAATGTCGCAACGGAAGCCGATGGCGTTACTGCCGATACCGGTACTTCGCGCCATAATTTATATGCGCTTCCATCATGAATAAATAGCCTGACCATTCCGGCGGTTGTTGTACTCGTGGCAATAACCACGATCCTATCTATCCGCGTACCGCTTGCTCCGGCAGATAACACAGTACCAATCGTTCCAGTTCCGTCCCTGTTTGTGTTCGCTGTTGTGATATTGGCCAGCCCGACTTTCGGAGTTGCGGCATATTGAGGTGTTGTACTCATTATATTATTCCTTCTGCTTGATATAGAAATCCTGGAAATTTGCCCCAGCTTGCTACCGATACACCATCCGTCACTAATATGTCGCCCTCATCTGCGCTTGCTTGCCCTGGTAGCGCGCTTGAAAATGATGTCGCGGCCACAAAAGCAGTCGTTGCGATTTGTGTCGTACTTGTACCAGTCGTCGCAGTAGGGGCGGCAGGAATTCCGGTGAATGTTGGCGATGCTATCGGCGCTTTTGCGGTCACTGTGTTTAGATCGGAATGAGTAACTGTTACCGCGCCTGAAACATTCGGAAATGTTGTCTTAATTGCCGATTTGATGTTTCTTATATGGTCGTCGCCCTCAGATTTTGGATCTGCCGAAACCGGATTGGTAGCAACCAAATCCGAAATATAAGTCACGCTTTCTAGTCCCATCTTAAGTTCCTCCGTCAATTATGTTGCCGGTTGCTTTTGCGTTTAAATCGCTTTGCAGCGTTGCGTTTGTACGATTGCCGAATTCGGCGTTTTGAGCTTCTTCTAATGCTGATCTAAAGCGCACTTCAAACATTTCCGCATCTTTATAATCGCGCGCAAATGTGCATGCCTCAACCAGCGCACTAAATAGATAGACATTCGGATAATTAGTCAAAATGTCATTGGTTGATGTGCTTGAAATGTCGTACCCCATCTTGTACCGCATGGAATAGGTATACGCGGCAGAACATGGGCAGTTAAATGCCAAATTTGCCCCGTCTATCGTGTAATACAGCGGGATTCCGTTGCTGTTGCTGACCGGCAATTGCTCTGGCGTCAGATAAGGAACCTCCACTCGCGGCAAGTATGTTGTGAACCACAGTGCGCTTGGAGAAATGAACCTTGTCGGCAGCGTAATAAACCGGCTGCCGATTGATCCCGTTAATGTAGCTTCCGTTTCGGCAGCGCGAGAAGCCAATAGCGTATTGATGCGTTTTTCAGCCAGTTCAATAAAATCCGGTATCTGCGAAACGTCTCGATGATGCCAATCTGCAATTGCTGTTTGCAGTTCTGTGTAATTAGCGATGCTCATTTTTTACGATTCTGCCGGTGTAAAATTTTTGCCTGCTGCTCAGGTTCCGCCGGAATTTCCTGTTTTTCTGATTGCGCGTCATCCGGCGCGTCCGTCCATCCATTCTTGCGCATCAAATCAATATCATCGTTGCTGTACGCATTGTGATACCCATGCTGCGGGTGAAATAATCGTGTAGGCATAAAAAACCGCCCCCATTACTGGAAGCGGCCTCAATTAATTAATTGACTGTTACGACGTTGCGAAAGGATCTGCCAATGTGCCAGCACCTACCGCGATGCCTTCTACATACCACGAAGTCGCACTTAAAGCGGTAAATCTCAGCCGCCCGCCCTTAAGTCCGCCCTTGGTTGCGCCGTCCATCGAAACTGCGACATGGGTTGTGCCGTCGCCAGCGAACACGTCGCCAGATTCCGCCACGGTCAGTGAACCAATCATTACAGCGCCAGTTAGAAACACCGTTGCTGCATTCGTGATAATTTTTGCCGCATTTGATGTGATTGACGTTTTAACCACGAAATCAAATTGCATACCCTCGACCGGGGCGGGCAGTGTAAAAACAATACCAGCCGCACGATCAAACACACACAAAGCGCCGGATTCTTCCGCCAGCAAAGTACGAGTAGATCCTTGGCTTTGGATTACCTCACGATGTAGACCAGTTGCCACGCAACCATCGGCACTATCGTAATTAAGACGTTCAAGATTTGCTGAAATAGCCATTTTATTAATCCTCCGTTATTTAAGAAGCAGAACCGATCATGCGGCAAGCCCAAGCCGGACGCAGCGCGGCCATTCCGTATAAAATATCCAAACGCATGAGCAATTCATCGTTGCGGATGTCAGAAGCCATCCATACACGAACCGATAGATTATCTTTCATGCGGCGTACGCATTTCTGCGCATCGTCCATGATCGGAAGATCGGCGGTTATGAACTGGAATGCCTCCTTGTGATACATCAAGCTTTGAACGTAACTGGTAGAAGCAGCGCCAACAAACGTTAGTGTCTTACTATTGAAGTCCGTTGTGGCTAATGCAGCGCCGGTGCTAGAACAAACGTTTTGACGTGGCCCGCTAATGTAAATTGCTGGTGAAACCGTCGTATCGTTTCCTGATGAACCGGTTATGACGAATTGCTGCAATACACCTAAGCTTGCCTTTGTCTCAGGATGGCACTGATAAACACCGGAAATAGTGAAAACCATGCCAACGTTCTGATCCGCAATTGCAACGGTTGTGTGCATGCCAACCAAAGAGCCGCCGTTAGTAACACCTGCCGCCGCATTGGTTGTGCCTGTAACGTCAGCGCCGTTTGTCAGTGTCCATAAGCGCTCGTTTTCAT